CCGCCGGACTTTCAGATAGTGAAAGAGCGTTAACTTATACAGAACCTAAGAAAGACTAGATAGGGAAGCCGTAAGGCTTCCTTTTATTTTTAATTGAAAGGGGGCAACCTTTGAAGAAAATTATTAAACGGCAAGCGGGCGTTTGCGTTGATATTCGGGACGGTTTAAATAAAGTCAAAGAAGAATTTTATAGTCACGATAAGAACAACGCTTATATCGAAATAAAACTGAACGGTCTAAACGCTGAAAAAGTTATTGTTTTATTCAAATTTAAAACAACTAATCGGCTTTTGGAAGTTGCGGGAACAGTTGAAAACAACCTTGTTTCTATTCCATTCGATACTAGCTTAATTACGACAGATGAAATTGTGGACGGGTTCGTTTATGCTGAAAAAGTCGTACAATCGGCCGATATTCTTAAATTCTCTTTTGGGATTCGTGTTTCAGAAATTGACAAACATAGCGAATTGCCCGTTATCGAGAAAGAAACTAAAAGAATTGTCGCCGTAACGGATATTGTCACTCTGGCAGAATTGGAAGAAGCAGTTAAGAAAATTCACGTCGAGAGCGCAACGTATGACGATAGCAATTTACGTACTGAAATAAGCCGTATTTTAAGAGATATTGAAACCTTAAAGACAAAGACGGATAAAGATACCATTTATGACGATAGCGCTTTAAAACAGCGTCTAACGGCGTTAGAAAACAAGCCTGAAAAAGATACTAGCAATTTAGTAACAAGACAAGAACTTGAAAGCAAAAACTTTCTTACTCAACATCAAGATATTTCACAGTTAGCAACCAAAGATGAATTAAGCGATCTAGTTACTAAGCAAGAGTTAAGAGATAAGAACTATCTTACCTCACACCAATCGTTGGAAGATTACGCTTTAAAATCTGAAATTCCAACACCTTACAACGATTTAGAAATAAAGAAACGTGTTGAACGTTTAGAAAATAACCCCAACGTTGATACAAGTCAGTTTGCTACGAAAGAAGAACTACGCAATATCTCACTAACGCCCGGGCCAAAAGGAGATAAGGGAGAAACTGGCGAACGTGGACCAATAGGACCACAAGGCCCGCAAGGATTGACTGGACCACAAGGGCCTATTGGGCTTACAGGACCTAAAGGGGATATCGGCCCTCGTGGAGAAAATGGTCGTGATGGTGTTGGAATTCCTCAAAAATTGAGCATTGAAGGAAACACCCTCATCTTATCTGATGGCGGTGGCAACGTCACTCTACCAACTTCTACTGGTCCGAATAATCAGGTTAACCAGTACGAAATCCACGGAACTGGTATGCCAAACGGTAAGGTTACTGCTCCAGTAGGGACAACTTATGTTGATACCAACGCAACAAATGGCGCTTTGAAATGGATAAAAAGAACTGGTGACAATAATCAAGGCTGGGAAGTCTTGACGGGTGATACTGGTTGGCGAACGCTTCCTATTGTTTCAAAACTTGGGAACTCTTATTTAAAAGTAAGGCGCAAAAATGATACAGTCATGTATCAATTCGGGGGACTTCAATGGGGTTGGTTTGGAATTATCAGACGAGGTGGACCCGGATATTCGGTACAGGCCTCAGACCGTGAGCGTAATTGCTTTATTTTAATGGCACAAAAAATACCAATGGGTTTTCGATCAGAATTCTCGTTAATCGGCACTATATTTAACGACAAAGGGAAACGATACGGCACATGGTATCTAGCTGGTCCAAGTGACGGAAACCACTTGCGCTTCCAGTTTGACGATCCAATACCAACAGACAGTGATATTGGAGATATTCGAGTAAGTGCTATCTCATATCTAACTAGTGAACCGTGGCCTTCAACATTACCATAAAAGAAAGGAAATTTAAAATGGTAGAAATTGACAAAAGCAGATTAAGAACAAATCTTCCACAAGTGGGAGTGCAACCATATCGTCAGATTCACGCTCACTCAACGGGGAATCGCAATTCGACAGCTCAGAATGAAGCAGATTATCATTACCGCAAAGACGCAGAACTAGGCTTCTTCTCTCATGTCGTGGGAAATGGTAGAGTTATGCAAACGTGGCTTACTGACCGTGGGGCGTGGGACGTTGGCGGTGGTTGGAACGTCGAAGGTTACGGACAAGTTGAATTGATTGAAAGCCATGCTACAAAAGAGGAATTCATGCGTGATTATAAGCTGTACGTTAAATTATTGCGTGACTTGGCAGATGAAGCGGGAATTCCAAAAACGCTTGATTCTGACAGTTTAGCCGGAATTAAGACTCACGAATACTGTACTTATAATCAACCACGGAACGCAAGCGATCACGTTGACCCGTATCCATATCTTGCTAAGTGGGGTATTAGTCGCGAACAATTTAAGAAAGACATTGAAGGCGGAGTGAATGCCGAAGCTGGCTGGCGACAAAATGAATACGGCTGGTGGTGGGAAGAAGCTGACGGCTCATTCCCTAAAAAATGCTGGAAGAAAATCAATAATGAATGGTTTAGATTCGACGAACGCGGTTATTGCTTAATCAATCGTTGGTTCTATGATGGTAAGTATTGGTTCTATCTTGATAAGAGAGGGGCAACCGTTACGGGCTGGAACTTTATCAATCACCGTTGGTATTGCTTCGATAAAGACGGCTATATGATTACTGGCTGGGTGAAATATCGTGAAACGTGGTACTATCTATCAGAACAGAACGGGGAAATGCTATCCAAACAATTCGTGAAACACGGTGACGGTTGGTATTATCTGAAAGCGAACGGGGAACTCCACGAACACCCAGCCTTTAAAGTCGAACCTGACGGGTTAATTACTTTTATTGATCCGGCAAAAGTCGAAGAAACAACAAAATAAAATAGAAATTCAAATTAATTATACCTACTAAACCGCTGGCGTTTGCTGGCGGTTTTTTTTTTTTTTCTTTAAAAAAATTATAAAAAGAGGTATAAAAAAAAATATTCACATAT